GAAGACATTGGTAGCCCACCTTCTACAGAAATTGTAGCAGGAGCAGGGGATGCTAAATACTCAGGAGACATATTAAAAAAGACACAATTTGGATTGGACAATTTACCTGGAGGAATTGAACTTGGAAACAAATTCTTTCCCTCCCCTTTTTCTAAGCAGTACAGCGGTAGTTGGTACTCTGGTAAAGAAGTTATTGCAGAATATAAAAAGAAACTTGGTGGTACCTGGAAAGTTATGGGTAGTAAATCTAAGATTAAGCATCGTACCTTTAAAGACAATGCATTTGCTGCCAATGGTACTCGTCCTGCTGTAATGGTGATGGAGGAGATTGGTATGTTTAGCAATCTTAAAGCCTCGCACGAAGCATCTGTAGAATGTATGAAAAACGGTGCATACAAGTTTGGAAGCTGTATGTACTTGGGTACAGGTGGTGATATGGAAGGTGGAGGTACTGTAGATGCAAGAGATATGTTTTACAATCCAGATGTTTACGATATGATTTCTTTTAATGATGAGTGGGAAGATAAAGGTAAAATATCTTATTTTGTACCTGCTTACAGAGGGTTAAATCAATTTAAAGATAATAATGGAAACACACAAGAACAGCCTGCAAAAGAATATTTAGACGAGTTTAGAGAAAAACTAAAGAAAAGTAAAAACTCTAGAAGTGCTTTAGATGCAGAACTACAAAACAGACCTCTTGTGCCTTCAGAAGTATTCCTTACGCGCACAGGTAACTTGTTTCCTGTAGCAGATTTGTTATCTAGGCTAGCAGAATTAGAAGCCACTAATAAAGAAAGAAATCATGATTACGTAGGAGATCTTTATGTAGAATCAGAGAGTAACAAAATAGCATGGAAACCAAATGCTAAATTATCTCCTATTGTAGATTTTCCACTTAGAGGTAGTGATGATTTAGCTGGATGTGTAGTAATATACGAAATGCCTTATGAAGATAGTGAAGGAAAAATACCTTATGGTATGTATCTTGCAGGTACAGATCCTTACGATCATGATGATTCTACTACATCTTCTTTAGGATCTACTATTATTATAAACAAACTTACAAATCGTATTGTAGCAGAATACACTGGTAGACCAGACACTGCTAATCAATATTACGAGAAAGTTAGAAGATTGCTTTTGTTTTATAACGCTAAATGCTTGTACGAAAACGAACGTAAAGGTATGTATCAGTATTTAGAGTATAAAAACCAAACGCATCTTTTACTTGATCAACCAGAAATTATAAAAGATGTTGTTCAGAATAGTAGAGTAAATAGAGGTAAAGGTATGCATATGTCTAAACCTTTAAAAGACTATGGAGAAGAACTAATTAAAATGTGGTTGTTAGAAGATTACGGTACAGAAGGATTATTAAATTTACATAAAATACGAAGTATACCTTTATTAAAAGAACTAATAGCTTATAATGATACAGGAAACTTTGATAGGGTTATGGCATTTATGATGGTTGTGTATCATTTACAAGAAGTGAAAAAAATAAAAGTAGCTAAAGAAACTAAAGTTACTACTATATACGACCAAAGTTTTTGGAGTAAATCTTTATTTTCAAAAAGAAAAACAAGGTTTTAGCTATAAAATCAAAAACTAAAAATCTAATTTTATAGATTATTATTTGTTTGATAACATTAAATTATTACTTTTGTTTTTTAATTCGCGAATTTTAAAAAAATATTAATATGGCAACAGTAAATGTAACCCTGAGTCTTTCTAGTACTGACTTGTTTGCAAAGCAAACAGTTAGTTTTACAGAAACAGACTCACTATCTCCTGCGGGAGATTCCCAAGTTATAGGTAAATTATACCTAACAGGAAATGGGACAGAAGACAGCATACATGTAAAAGAAATAGAAGGCGATGGAGACAAAGCTTATTTATACATGAAAAATTTAAGTAATACATCAGGTGAGTACGTAGAAGTATCTAGACGTGCAGGTGGAGCTGATGTAACTGCAGACTCTACATCAAACGACTGGTTTGCAGTTTTAGGGCCTGGAGAATTTTTATTTATTCCTTTAGCAAATTGCGAGTCTATAGATTTAGAGCCAGCTGCAGGTAACCCTACAGTTGAATACATCTTAATGGAAAAAGCAGCAGGTTAATCTTAAACAAATAAAAATATGGCAACTTTAAACGCAACCTTTAGCATATCAAGTAATGATTTATTTGATAGTGTTAATATATCAAAAACCGTGACTAAAGCTTTAACAATTGATGGTGATAACCGTCAAGGTCTTACAGTAGTAAAAACTTCAGTAACTCGAATGGGTATTGCAGTAGAAGCTTTATCAGGTACAAACAAAAAAGCATACGTTTACATTAAAAACTTAGACGCTACAGATAAAATTATTATTGAAGATGACGGTAACGCTATTTTTGCAACGCTAGACGCAGGTGAATTCTGCTTCTTCCCGTCTGCAGACAATACAACTGTACATGTAAAATCATCTGCCAATACTCCTTTAGTAGAATATCTTATTCTAGAAGTAGCCTAAACATAATTTATGCCTAAATTAGATTTTCCTAGACAAAAACTGAGTCGTAGAAAAAAGACTCAGAAGTGGGGAGAAGAATGTATAGAAGCTGGATTAGGCTTAGTAGGTATTTATGATAATACAAGACGTAGTTCTCGCTTTAAAAAGAAGCGGAACTACGATCTTTATAATGGTAAATTCGACAAGAAAGATCTAGAATACGTTACAGACCCTTTAGGGTTAGGAGGTTCTTTAGAGCTTCCTGCTACGCTGCAGTACTATGACGTAGTATCTCCTATATTTAATTTACTTTTTGGAGAAGAAGCCAAAAGAGCTTTTTCTTATGTAGTTAGATCTATAAACGAAGAATCTATATCTTCTAAAGAAGAAGAAAAAAAGAAACAAGTTGTAGGTATATTTCAACAGCTTATACAGCAGTCTACAGAGCAAATGATGCAATCTATGGGGCAACCTTCGTCACAAGAAGAAGCTCAACAGTTTATGCAGCAAGCTCAAGCAAACATTCCTGAAGAATTAAAAAGAGTTCAAAAGTATTTTGATTACGATTTTCAAGATATGAATGAATCTACTGCAAACAAACTTTTAAACTATCTTGAAAGAGAACAAAAATTAAAAGTAAAGTTTGCTAAAGGTTGGGAAGATGCATTGCTAGTGGGAGAAGAAATCTACTGTGTAGAAGAAGTTTCTAATGAACCTACTGTAAGAAGAGTAAATCCTTTAGAGTTTTATGTTCTATTACCGCATAATGAAGACTATGTAGATAATGCTGATGTTATCGTAGAAGACACATTTATGTCTATAAATACAGTTATTGATAATTACTACGAAGATCTTACTGCAGCACAAATAGATAAACTAGAAAAAGAACAAGGGCATAAAGGTTCTGTAGATAGTAAAAGTCTTTTAAATTTTCCTAATCAAGAAAAACTTTTTATACAAAATAGAGAAGGAACTGAAGGAGACTCAAATATATTTAATTACTACGATCAAGACGGTAACATTAGAGTTACTAAAGTAGTTTGGAAATCTATGCGTAAGATAGGAAGATTAACTTACATTGATGAGCAAGGTATTCCACAAGAAACTATCGTAGGAGAAACTTATAAAATAAATGACAGTATTGGAGAATCTATAGAGTACATGTGGGTTAACGAATACTGGGAAGGAACTAAAATTGGTGAAGACACTTTTATAAACATTAGAGTTAGACCTCAACAATTTAGACATATGGATAATTTATCTTTATGTAGTTCTGGGTATGTTGGAACAATATACAACGCAAACAACGCTCAGTCTGTATCTCTTATGGATAGACTAGTTCCTTGGGTGTACATGTACATTACTATGTGGTATAGATTAGAACTTTCTATAGCATCTAACCAAGGTAAAATATCTTTAATAGACTTATCACTAATTCCCGATGGATGGGAAGTAGAAAAGTGGATGTACTATGCACAATCAATGAAGTTTGGTTTTGTAGATTCTTTTAACGAAGGTAAGAAAGGACAATCTACTGGTAAACTTGCTGGTAATATATCTACACAAAATAAAGTGTTAGATATGGAAACTGGTAATTATATACAACAACACGTACAGTTATTAGATTTTGTAGAACAAAAAATATATACATTATCTGGTGTAACTCCTCAAAGAATGGGAGCAATATCTAATTCTGAACAAGTAGGTAATGCACAGCGAGCTGTAGTGCAATCTTCGCATATTACAGAAAAATGGTTTGAAGTTCATAATCAAACTAAAACTAGAGTTTTAGAAACTTTATTAAATGTGTCTAGAGATGTGTACAAAGGAAATTCTAAAAGAATTCAGTACATGACAGATGATTTAGCAAACGTATTCTTTAAATTAAATGGAGATCAATTCTCACAATCAGAGTATGGATTATTTATATCTAATTCTGCTAAAGATAATATGGCAATCGAAGCACTTAAACAATTAACGCATGCCGCGCTTCAGAACGAACAAATGACATTATCAGATGTGGTACAAATATATAACGCAAGCTCTATATCAGATTTACGAACAAATCTTAAACGTTCTGAAAAAGAAGCCCAGCAAAGAGTTGAGCAACAACAGCAGCAACAAATGCAAATGCAAGAAATGCAAATGCAGCAACAACAAGAAGTAGAAGCTCAAAAAATGCAACTTGAGCAAGCTAAACTACAGCTGGATCAAGAAAAAGAAAATAGAGAAGATCAAAGAAATACTGAGGATAACCAAACTAAAGTGCGTATTGCACAAATGAATCTTTTAGGAAAATCTGTTGATCAAGATATGAATGATAACGGTGTTAGAGATAGTGTAGATCTAGCTAAATTAGACATCGAAAGAGCTAAGGTAGCTCAAGACGCTCAGCTACAACAAGAGAAAATGCAACTAGAAAGAGAGCAGTTAGCATCCAAAGAAAGGATAGAAAAAGCAAAAATAGCGAAACAAAACAAAAAAGTATAATCTTATAAATTATGTTTTAGCTATAAAAACAAAATAATTTAACCAACACTGTAGTGACAAAGTGTTGTATACTAACTTAAAATAATTATTTTTGTCACTTAATAAATAAAACTCTATGGCAATAGAAGACAACATTTTAGATGGATTGGACTTAAGTGTGTTAGATAATCTAACTACTAGTCCAGAGAAGAAAGAAGATCAGCCAAAAGCTGAGGGAGCAGAACTAGAAGTGGCAGAAGAGCCTAGTATTTTTAATCCTGAATTAAAAATACTAGAAGTTGATGAAATTCCAGAAACAAACGTAGAAGAGCTAGAAGATAAAAATGCAATTGAAACAGAAAATACTTCAGCAGATAAAGAGGAAGAAGTTTCTGAAACAATTGAAGCTAGCGAAACTGAAGAGTCTACAGAAGAAGAAGGAGATAACCCACTTAGAATTTTTGCAGAAATGCAAAGAGATAAAGGGTTAATAGACTTTAACGATGAAGAGTTTGAGGATAACGAAGAATGGTTACTAGATAAAGTTCAAAATACTATTGACGAAAAAGTAACTGAATATAAAGATAATATGCCTGAAGAGATTAAATATCTTTTAGATAATTATGAAGCAGGTGTAAACATATATGATTTAATTAATGCTAGCGCAAGCGAGCAGTCTTACGAATCTATAGCAGAAGAAAGTTTAGAAAGTAATGTTTCTATGCAGAAAATGTTAGTAAGAGATCTATTAGTTAAA